TTACAGCATCACGGTAATGTCGCTTCCGTTCAGAAAGCTGTAAATCATCCTGCCATTGGCATATATCGTCACATGGTCGAGCATGGCAATGCAGCGGGCATCCGTGAACTCGGCATCGAGGTACTTGAATTCCGTCATTTCAAACAGGAATCCGCTCAGTACATTGGACTTGTACTCTCGGTCATCCCGTTCCTGCTCCAGCGTTTCCAGCTTCGTTTTCAGCTTTTCGTAGTGATCAGCGAGTTCATTGTAGCGCCGGTTGTATTCTTCCTGGTCCTGCGCATGGACGGCATTATCCTCAATGGCTTTCTGAATCAGTCCGGCGATGACTTCCATCTCGTGAGCGGTCTCCGTTATCTTCGCATTTACCTCGGTGCAGTTCTCCAGGTCGTGTTTCACATCACGGATATCATTTAGAAGCGTTTCCCTGTTTTCGTGCAGAATACTGAGCGCTTCAAGGAATCCGTCTTTAAGCCGTTCTTCCGTCACATGTGGGGTACGGCATTTTTCTTCGTTTTTGAACTTGGAATTGCACTGCCAGATGACCTTCCGGTACGGATCGTTGGAATGCCAGACCTTTGAGCCATATACTGAACCGCAGTCTCCGCAGATGACAATCCCGGAAAAGGGGCTGCTGCATTCATGACGTTTACCGCTGGCTTTTCTTCTCTTCATAATGCCCTGAACCTCGTCCCAGGCTCTCGGCTCAATGATAGCCGGGTGGCTGTTTTTCACATAGTACTGTGGCACTTCGCCTTCGTTCTTTTTCTGTTTCTTCGTAAGGAAATCTGTAGTGAACTTCTTCTGAAGCCGGGCGTCTCCCTTGTATTTTTCATTTGTGAGAATACTCTCGATGACCTGTGCCTGCCATACCTTTTTCCCGCCGGGTGTTGGAATGCCCTGCGCAGTGAGATGACGGGCTATGTAGCTGGGAGATTTTCCGTTACGAAACATCCGGTAGATGAGATCTACCGTTTTTGCTTCTTCCGGTACGATTTCCGGAAGACCGTCCGGACCCTTCCGGTAACCGAGGAACTGACCGTATGGAAGGCTGACTTTCCCGTCAGAAAACTGCTTCCGGCGGCCCCAGGTGACATTTTCTGAAATCGACCTGCTTTCCTCTTGCGCGAGGGATGACATGATCGTCAGGAGCAATTCGCCCTTGCTGTCAAACGTCCAGATGGCTTCTTTTTCAAAATAAACCTCGGTGCCGCGCTCTTTCAACTTGCGGATGGTAGTCAGACTGTCCACGGTGTTTCTGGCAAAACGGCTGACAGATTTGGTAACGATAAGGTCGATTCTGCCGTCCAGGGCGTCCGCAATCATCTCATTGAAACCATCGCGGTGCTTGGTGTTCGTACCGGAGATGCCTTCGTCCGTATACACCTTGACGAAACTCCACTCCGGATTGCTGTTAATATAATTGGTGTAGTAGTCCACCTGTGCCTCATAGCTTGTGAACTGCTCATCGCTGTCCGTAGAAACGCGGGCATATCCAGCTACTCTGCGCCGGGTGACCTGTTTCAGCGGTCGGCGGGTCTGGGGATTGAATGTGGCAGGAATTACTGTCACATTTTTTGCTGTTGCCATGCATGCACCTCCTGTGCGAAATCATAATAGGTTTTGCTGAAAATGTAATGATTCGATTGGGTAAAACGGCGGTATAATGAGAGCGCCGTCAAGCCTTGCTCCGTGCAAGAGCCTTCTGTCGAGCGGCTTCCTTCATCTCCGGCGTCCACGATTCTGCCCGTGAGCGGTCTTGCCATCGTTTAACGATTTCGGAACCGTCTGGCGTAGTAATAACCAGCCTGTTGCCGTTTTCGGCTCTGACAGCCGTTATCTCACTGGGAGCGATGTCCCCTGCGAGCCTTTCAAGCACCGGCTCGGGAACTGCCTTTGAGGGACAAGCGTCCTTCCCGAAGTGATTGTATGTATCGCATATCCAGACCACCCCGGCGTGAGTCACCTTGCGGTGATAATGCTTGCCGCAGCATCCGCAGGTAATGATTCCTGTGAACGGATAAGATTTCTGCTTTACGCCACGGTGGTCATGCTTTTCAGCCCTGCGGGTGAACTCTTCCTGCACAGCGTTCCATGTGTCGATGTCGATAATCGGCTCATGCGTTCCCTGTGCATGGTACTTCGGGAGAACACCGTCATTTTTCAGCGTCCGCTTCGTCAGATAGTTCTCACGGTAGGTTTTCTGTAAAATGAGATTCCCTGTGTAGGAATAGTTTTTCAGAACGGAGCTGACCGAACTTTTGCTCCATTGCCCGTTCAGTCTCGTCTTCAGTCCGTCCGCGTTGAGGATCTTTGCAATTGCTTCCACACCTTTGCCGGAAAGGTAGAGAGAATACATCCGGCGGACAAGTTCCGCTTCTTCCGGCACAACGATGTATTTGCCGTTTTGCATCCGGTATCCCAGAAGAGTCCCGTCCCAGGGCTTTCCTTCCTCGAAGTTCTTGCGGATACGCCATTTCTGATTCTCGCTTGCCGACTGGCTCTCAGCCTGTGCGAAGGATGCCAGTATGGACATCATGACCTCACCGTTGCCGGAGAGCGTGTGAATATTCTGCTCTTCAAAAAAGACATCCACCCCCAGCGCTTTCAGTTCACGGACTGTCTCAAGAAGAGTGACCGTGTTCCTCGCAAAGCGGGAGATGGATTTTGTGATGACCATATCGACATTTCCGGCGCGGCATTCTGCCACGAGCCTCTGAAAGTTTTCCCGGCTGTCCTTTGTGCCGGTTTTAGCTTCGTCAGCATAAACGCCTGCGTACTGCCAGCCGGGGTGGTTCTGTATCCGGCTGCTGTATTCGCTGATCTGTGCCGACAGCGAATGGAGCATGGCGTCTTTTCCGGACGAGACCCTGGCATATGCAGCCACCCGTTTCAGCTTCGGTGCCGTATCCGGGAAGTGTACAGTCTCAATTTTTCTACCCATTTTTTCGCCTCCTTTGTATCAATTTGGGGTTACTATATACATCCATATATAATGGGACAAGTCAAGCTACTTCTGCGAATATACTGCCGTCCGGAAGACCGTATTTCTTTGTCAGAATCACGCAGGCTCTTTTGAAATCCGCCTGAGTCAGAAGTCCGTCCTGAACCAGCTTATCGATCAGCGCCAGCGAAGTATGATACATAATCTGCTGCTCCGGACTGTAAGGGTCTTCGGGAAGCAATGTAGCATTCCCGGCAGCAGTATTTTCTTTCCTTGTTTCCATAGCTCTGGAACTCCTTTCCGCACTGCTGACAGGTCAGTGCATAGTATGCTTTTTTCTGTAACGATTCCGGATGTTCCTTCCACCACTGCATACGGCAGGCGTCCGAGCAGAACTTCTTCATTCTGCGGTGCGGTGCCTGCACTACAGGTTTGCCGCAGTTCATACAGCGGATCGTGCCTGGAATGACAGGGTGCCGGCGTATATGGGAGCGTACCGTATTAGGTGATATCCTGAGAATCGAAGCGATTTCCCCGGCGGGTTTACCCTCCGTCCGGAGATTGTCTATAGCGATTTTATCCTGCGGTTTCATAGTGTCTCCTGAAAGAGTACGGAGGATGACCGCACGAGCCATCCTCCGCATCGGCAATGGATTATTCGTTGGGCGGGGTCTTGATTTTCAGACCCTTGATTGCTTCCGGATGAACGAGTTTTGCATCTACACGCTCGGAAGAAATATACGCCACCTGACCGTGGTCGGCGTAGCGCTCGACAAGGCGCTTGATGACACGCTTGCCGCGGTCCCCGATCCAGTAATAGTCGAAGCATCCGAAAAGTACCGGAAGGTTGCCGGAGTCGATGACGTCAAGGTTTTTCGTGGTATATACACGGAAACCGGAGAAAGTCTCATATCCATCCTTATCATAGTTATGATTCCAGATGTACCTGCCGTTGGCATATTTCGTTTTATGAAGCTTGAAGTAGGCATCATCCGACATAACGAGAACGCTCTTTTCCCTGTAAGGCTTCCGGACAGAGTAGATCAGGTCGATTACATCGTCAATACAGATATCTCCGACCTCTGCGGAAACGGCACCGACAGATACCTGAGACACGAGTCCTGTCGGTTTGCCGGAGCCGTTTCCACGGAAGAATGCCTCTTCCTCCGCATCACCGATGGCCGCAGACATTTCCTTCAGAATGTAATCTTCGAGATCAATGCCGGAGTCTTCCAGCAGTTCATCGGATACCAGAACCGAGGTTGCCACCTTATAGGCAGAAATCACGGTCTGACCGAAGCAGGGCTCTGTATCCGGGCAATCGCCGTTTTCATTGACCCACTGCGCCGTGGTATTACTCAGTACGACCGGAATACGCAGGTCATGGGTGGTGGGAATCGTATGGGCGAGACTGCGGAGAATGTTGTGCTCTTTCAGTCCCTCTACCAGCTGATCCTCATATTCGTCAGGGACCAGGTATCCGCCGGCGCCGTCACTGCCTTCTCTGAGAGCATTTTCCGGCATTCCGGTATGCATATGCTCCCAGAACGCTTTACTGTAGGCAGCCGCCTTTCTGACAACCGCATCGTCCGGTTTGCGTACAGCCTTTTTCAGACCGTCAAATTTGGCTTTCATTTCATCGAGATGAGCCTTCAGCTCATCAACACTTCTGATGTTTTCCATTGTGTTTTATCCTCCTGTTATTCAGATGCCCCGTCGAACACGGAGCAGACGCTCCATTACATCGTCCTGCGGCGTTGCACCGGAAAGTTCTACGGTGCAGTTTTCTTTTACTACCTGGTAGATCTGATACCAGATGTTGTTGGCCTGTTTCATATACTCCCGGCTGATGTTCACATAGGGAGAATTTGCAACAGACCCGTTTGCACGTTTTGCGAGGAAACCGTAAGTTGATACATACTCCTCGCACTGAACCCAGCGGGCAGCCGCCATTGCGTACTGCTCAATAATCTGGGTGGGAACGAGATGGTCGCACCTGCGCTCCCGAAGCCAGGTCCAGGTTGTCTTGAAAATGTCCTCCGCACAGAGAACGCTTCCATCCTTCTGCACGGCCTTCATAAATTCACTGACAGGCGGCATTTCCTCACCGGTCAGTTCTGCAGCATTTTCACCGAAATCCACAACGGTCAGCTTTCTGCCGCCGGGATTGCCGTCTGCCACTTTTTCGGTGATAGCTTTCGGCTTTCTGCCAGCACCGGGACGTGCTCCGCCCCGGCTCGTACCGTCTTTTGCCATGATTGTTTCATCCTTTCTATTGATTTCTTTGATTTTTTGCGTTTGAATTCGCTTTTTTTGTTCACGTGACCCCTCGCCGTTTCCCAGGGGAAAGGGTCGTAGAGATTTGACCTCCCCCTGGGGGTCTGCGTGACAGAGTCCTACGGCGCCATCATCGGTCACCGAGTGCGATGTGTCTCTTGTTGTGACAGGAACGGCAGAGCGCACGGAGGTTTTCTTCATCGTGCGTCCCGCCGCGGGACAGCGGAAGCAAGTGATGTACCTCCGCTGCCGGTGTGAGCCGTCCGGACTCAAGACAGTCTTCGCAGAGCGGATGCGACCGGATGTACCGTTCACGTATTGCTCTCCATGCACCGCGATACTGCCGGACGATCTCCGGATCACGCTGATACCTGTCGTACTTTCTGCGCTCGGTCACCCTATGCTTCTCGCAGTACTGTCCGGCTGTAAGGTTCGGACACCCCGGATAGGAACAGGGTTTCAGTGGCTTTCGGGGCATTCCGTCACCTCCGCGTGAACCATGCGGGGTTCTTTCAATGAACCGAAACGGTCGAAATCCTCCGGGGTAAGCGACAATGCTTTTGCCCGAAGCCATTCAGACCACTTTCCGATATTCTGCTGCGGAACCCCATCTACAACCTTGACGATTCGCTTCTTATCCTTCCACAGATAAATCGTGGCAGTTGCATCAGCCTTTGACGTATTCACGCCGGAAATTTCTATATCATAACCGTTACCGAAGTCGCGGTTGATCACGTACTCAAGGTCGATGACAGTTACCCGGTATTCAGGACCGAGCTGCCTGCACAGCGATTTAAGATGGCGGGATAGCGGTTTCATTCTCATTTTGGCTAAACCTCCTCTCATATTTTCTATATACAAAGCACCGTTTTTTCAGCGGCGCGGATTGTCATCTTTTGTCTTGAATTTACTCCATTTGACCCGTCTGCTATGACTTTTGTCCTTTCTGTCACGCTGTCCCGTAGACAGCAGATAATAAATAGAAGAAGAAAAAATGCTTTTCTTTCTTTTAATTGCTCATCTGCGTTACATTAAGGACAAAAGGACAAAAAGGACAGAAGTCAGGAAGCAGGTTCATTTTCGTAGATACATGGATTGACAATATAGGTCTGCGCAGGCGGTCTGCCTTTTCCGGAGTATGTACCGGCGTCTTTCACGGCGATGTAGCCGTAATCGACAAGATGATCCAGAACCGGACGAAGGTCATCCACCTTTTTGAAGCTGCGGCAGAGGCGCATGATGTCACGATTGTTGAACTCTGCCAGTCCGGTATTTTTGATAGCATTCAGAACGTATTTGCTCTGCTTGACGGTGATATCTGCACCCATCAGCGAAAATGCTGCTCTGGCATGCTCGGTAAAATACCGGGCGATACGGATTGCGTTTGCCATAGTTACGGCATCTATCACCAGGGGTTCCGGCTCTACAAGAAAATCGTGGCACCGGAACACGGACGCTCTGCAGAGAAGCCCGGCGATGCGATGCGTATTTCCGATAAGCTTTCCCGCCCAATCGCTGATATCTGAATACTCGTCTTTCAGTTTCGGCTCCAGCTCCTCGGCGAAAGCTTCTATCATCTCATCCGCCTCTGGTGAGAGCGTGATGATTTCCGGCTCCTTGGGATATTCGTCCTCCAGCATATTTCTGATCTGCGTCTCGTAGGCAAGGCGTACCTCTTTAGGGACCGGCGCGGAACGGTATTTTCTGCTACCGACATAGGAAGTGGGAATGCAATACAGGAATCTCGCCGTAAGACCACGCCCACGGAAGGTATCGTTTTTCATCAGACCGGACAGGACGCTCGGCTGTGCCATGAGAAGTATCGTCAGCGCAGGGTCCATAACACTTTCGCTGCACCTGCCGATTCTGTCGACTTTGATGGGATCTCCGGAGTACCCTTTGAGCATTACATCGATGTTGACATTTTTCGTATAGATTCCGGCGAGGGTATCGAAAATACCGCCCTCTGTGGAGATGATTGCGGCTCTGCCGCCATTATCGGACAGTACCTGCGTAAGCTTTTCCGTAGTTACATCGTCCACAGTCAGCCGAAGAGGTTTTTTCTCCTTAAATCCAGTCAGTTCCCGGATGATGCTGTCGAGTTCAGCCTGGACGTCTTTTCCTTTGGCGGCCTGATCTTCAAGAGCCTTCTGCCTCCGCTCCAGAATGCGACCGCGCATTTTGCTGGATTCGATCTCTGCCGCTTTCTGTACATTGGTCTCAGACTCAAATATATTTATGGGTTTGACCATAGCGTTCTCGACAGCGGATTTTCTTTCGGACGGCTCCATGATGTTCAGCACGAAAGTGTTCACGGGTTCATACCAGTCAGACTTTGCACAGACTTTGTATTTGCCCTGGATGCAGACCGAGATAATAGGAAGTGCCGACGAGGCAGCCATATCCACCGGAGTCTGGGTGCTTTCTGCAAGGGCAGTCACATAATCTGCGATACCCTTCGGCAGAGCGTCTACCGGGAACTCCGGCAAAGTACACTCGTCAAACGGGAGAGGTTTCTCCCATGCGCTTTCTTTCTGCTTTTCTGTATGAACGAGCGTGACCGGTGTTTTCACTCTGCAGTCCTTTCCGCAGTCAAAGCAAAAATGCTCTTTGATGTACTCGCAGGTCACCGGTTTGTTTTCCTGTGCGGCGTGGACATATTTTCTCTGTGTTTCCTCACGGGTATAGCCCGGATACGGACTACTGATTTCATGAACGATGCTTTCGCCATCGGCGGTCTGCGCCAGATTCGTAATAGCGGCATACCACTCCGGCTCCGGCAAGCTTTCGGCATCATCACGGCAGTGCTTAAGGAAAACGCATTTGTCGATCAGTTCCCGTCCGCTGCCCGTCCCCATAAGAGCGAAGCCATCTGTCTCGGTCGTTCCGGCAGACTTTTTTGCAGGCTGGGCAGAGGCATATCCCTCAAAATCGGAAGGGCTGTATCTGTCCTCTGTAAAAGAAGCTACTATGCTGATGGGACGCTCCACAGTTTTATGATTAACGGTGCCGATAGCCCGGAGCATCCGTGGCAAGTCGCTGACACTGTCGAATTTCCACCCGCGCTCATGGAAGGCTTTATCCTTCACGAAGCTTTCCCAGCCTTTGACAATCTTTTCGATATAGTCCCGGTCAGACTCGTTGCCGATGTAGAAGATTTCCTTGAACAGCCAGTACGCATGGATTCCGTTTCCGGATTCAATGATGATGGTCGGCTGTATCGGCAGTGCCATAAGAAAACCCATAAGCACTTCCTTCGTCTCCGGGAGGTTCTTTTCCTTATGGGCATCGCCCTTGATGTCGAAATCCGTATATGTTCCGATGACTGCCGAGATATCTTCTCTGTCTCCGCGCCGGAATTCACCAAGAGCGGTCGTTCGGGGATTGACACCGAAATAGGTGTTGCAGGTTTTTCCGGCTTCGACAGCGTATGCAGCCATCTCATCAAGATGTCCGGTATCGAACCACCTTGTTCTGGACTTACCGTTTTCAAGTATCGTTACGGACAGATATCCGTCACGAAGTGAGCCGTAGACGTTATGCAGGAATTCATTTGTTTCCATCCTTTTCACCGCCTTCAGCTTTACGGTTGAGCCAGGCATTGAAGCTGTCAACCGGAATCAGAATTCTTGTTCCGATACGGAGCACAGGAAAGCCGGGCTGCTTGACCAGCTCATACGCCTTGGGAAGACTGATACCCATCTGCGAGGACAGTTCCTGCACACTCATTGTTGATCTCTCCATTTGATGTTCCTCCTTCTTTCGTTTTTTCCATATCCACCTACATTTCCGGCGGCCTATACCGTTTCCGTATCTGCTTTCGGGAATATGTCTGCGCTCAGGTGTTCTTCCGTCTTCGCTCAGTCCATACCCTATAGCCGGTGAGTGGGATGTAATTATCAAGGTACAGCGGGAAGTAACGATTTGAGTCGTACTTCTATATTTTGAATTATACTACTCACATCATTACTTGTCAATAGCGTAGAGCACCAAAATGTACGATATTGCAAAACTTTTTAGAAATTAGTTACGATTATAGTTGACAAAATAACGAACGGCGTGTTATGATTTTCGCAGAGGTGATGATTTTATGGCAACTATGGGAGAAAGAATCAAACAATTACGCAAAGAGAACGGTATGACACAGACCGCTCTTGCTGAGGCACTTGGAGTAACGAAAGGAACGGTATCCACCTGGGAAACAAACAGCAGGACTCCGAGTTTTGAAGCACTCGACAGCATGAGTGATATTTTTAAGAGAAGCTTTGACTATATAATGGGCCGTTCCGATGACGCTACTCCGAGAGTTCAGAGCGAACAGGAACTGGAGAATCTGGCACTGTCCCAGGTTGAAGACGATCTGACAGAATACGCTCTGAAATATGCCAGACTTGACGGGTACGGACGTGAGGCTGTGGAAGCCATTATTCGTGCGGAATATAACAGATGCCGTGCCGAGAATACCCTTGCTACTGCTTCGGCTTATTACGGTAGCATTTCCGTACGGAGAGAAACAACGGAAGACTAA